TCAACAGCTTGCGAAAATTGGATGTGCCCCAGCAGCCCTTCATGGAGCGACCCATTGACTGCAAGGCAGGGTACAAGCACCATGTGACGAACGAGTATCTAAAGCACCTGCAGAAATCCCTCATGGATTTATGCCAACGCGAATTTCTGCATCAGGTCGATTTACTGTCACCATCCAGAACGGGTGTGACCGAAGCGGAGTACTGGGCACAGCGGTGGCTGGATGAGAAAAAGCAGGAAATCGAAGAGAAAGGATTTACGCCAAACCCGACAAAGTTTCAAACGCAGAAACAGCTTATCCGGGATGCCGTTGCCGCTGCTCGTGAGAAAGCAATCTCGTATGAAGATTTTCAAGAGATCCTGCAGGATGAATATGACGTTTTCGTCAAAACACAACGTGGACGTTACAGCTATCTGCTGCCGGAACGGAACAAGTTTATATCGGAGCGTTCCTTGGGGGACAGTTGCAAAAGAGAATGTCTGGAAGGATTCTTCATTCAGAACGCAGAGAGAAATCTACGGTACAAGGAAGACCCCATACTGATCTTTACGACCAGAACCAGACTGCGGCTCGTTGTGGACCTGCAGGAGAATGTCAAGGCACAGGAAAATCTGGCCTATGCACTAAAGGTCAAAATCAGTAATCTGCAGAAAATGGCCGAAACGCTGGTATGGGTGCAGGAAAACAACATCAACGACCTGGCAGAACTGAACGATCTGTGTAAGACAGCACAGGCCAATGCGCAGGCTGCGTATGAACGGCTGTCACAGGCAGAGGATGAACTGTACAAAACCAATGAACAGATTCATTATGCGGGACAGTACCTTTCTACCAAAGAGGTTCAGCAGCAATTTGCGAAGGCGATTTTTAAGAAAAAATTCCGTGCAGAGCATTCCAAGGAATTGGACGCCTATGCAGAATCCGTGAAATATTTCCGAGAAGAAAATGATGGAAAGCTGCCATCGCTGAAATCCTTGAAAAAACGGAAGGAAGAGCTGATCAAAGAAATCGTGGAAAAGAAAAAGGCATATGCTCCCCTGAAAGAAGAATCTCGGCGTCTGGAAATTGCATCGGATAATGTGTACAGCATCTTCCGAAAAACCAATGAGATGAAATCCGACCTTGCATGGAAACGCGAGTGGGAGGCCAAAGTCCGCGAAAAGGCAAGGCAGGAACAGGCTCGACAGGAACAGCGTGCGCGTCAACCGAAACGCAAGAAGCGCAGCTACGATATGAGCCTGTAATCAGCAGGGGCTTCCACCCCGCACCCCGGAACCCTGCCGGATGCGTAAGCCCGTGCAGGACTTTCCCATCCGGCAGGGACTTTTGAAAACGATTAGGAGGAAGCTTGAGTAAAGAGTACATCAAAGCACAAACCCCATTGCCCGCGTATTTCCCTTATCCGAAATTTCTGCTGCAGATGAGCCTTTCCCATACGGCACGATTGACGTATGTTTTGCTGCTGGACCGCATGACCCTTTCGCAGAAGAACGGCTGGGTGGATGTGCAGGGCCGGGCATATGTGCTCTATCCGTTGGCAGGGCTAGCGGAAGATCTTCAGAGCAGCATTTCCAGTGTCACCCGTGCCCTGCGGGAACTGGAAACCGCACGGCTGATCGAACGGCGGTCCAATGGCTTTTCCAAGCCAAACCAGATATTTCTCGGCGTTCCCCGGACTGCGCAGAAATGCGCAATCGAGATGGCCCAAAATGAGCAGCATGATTGCTCAAAAGTGAGCAATACGGTTGCGCAAAACTGCACACATAACCAAATAAATAAGAACAACCTAAGATTGAACCAACTGAATAGAACCAAAGAAGCGTATGGGCGATATCGGAATGTTTTTCTGGAAGATTATTCGGAGCTGGAAATGGAAATTGCAGAGTTGGATACTCTGATTGATGACCTTTCGATCTATATGCAGTCTACAGGCAAGAAGTACACAGATCATGCGGCGACCCTGCGCAGCTGGTCAGCAAGGAAGAAAAGACAACAGAAACCGGGAACAGGCATCCCGGACTATACCTACAGCAAGGAGGAAAGTTTATGACGGAAACGATCCAGACGGCGATGGACAGGCTTATGACGATTTCTGCAGAACCGCAGGACTACATTGCGGGAGATGGGCTGCTGTACTGCGGCAGCTGCAAAACTCCCAAGGAAGCGTTCTTTCCGAATGGCAAAAAACTGTTTGGGCGTGACCGCCATCCGGCTGAATGCCGGTGCAGGCAGGCTACAAGGGAAAAGCAAGAGAAAGAAGAACGTGCAAGGCTGCATTACGAGAAGGTGCAGCGGCTGAAGCTGCAGGGTTTTACCGACTGGGCGATGCAGCACTGGACATTTGCAAACGATCACGGGCAAAATCCACAGATGCAGCTGGCACAGCGGTATGTAGCCCACTGGCCGGAAATGCGGGAAAAGAATGTGGGGCTGCTGCTCTGGGGCGGTGTTGGTACAGGCAAGAGTTTTATGGCGGGCTGCATTGCCAATGCCCTGATGGAACAGGAAGTGGCCGTCTGCATGACGAATTTTGCCCGAATCATGAATGAACTGAATAACGCCTTTTCCGGGCGAAATGAAGTCGTGGACAGGCTCTGCGGCTATCCGTTGCTTGTCATTGATGATTTCGGCATGGAGCGGGGCACGGAATATACGCTGGAGCAGATTTACAACATTATTGACAGCCGTTACCGCAGCCGAAAACCACTGATCGTCACCACGAACCTGATCCTGACGGAGTTGAAGAACCCGCAGGATACCGCACACGCCCGTATCTATGACCGTCTGCTGGAACTGTGTACACCGATTGCCTGCACAGGTCCCAGTATGAGAAAGGACATAGGACAGGCAAAATTGAACTTACTGAAAACACTTCTAGCCTGAATGGGAGGAACGCAATTGAAAGAAAACGGCACAATGAATAGGCTGGCGCAGATCCGCCAGATGAAGAACCGGGACATCCGCACGATAGAACATCATGAACTGCAGGAACTGCCGCAGGATGCAGTGGAATACGGATTGCCGCAGGAGGAAAGGCTGAAAAATCTGCTGGATAAAGTCGGAAATCCTTACTGCTATCTGGACAACGGAATTATTGTGAAGCTGAATTTCGCACCGAGAGGGAGCAGCACGCTGTCTGAACGCATTGGAAGGTGCTTTCAGTCGGCCAGCTGAAAATGCAGAGAAACTTTCGGCAAGCTGCTGAAAAATCGCGCAGAAAAATTTCGCACTTTAATGCAATAAAGCACTGGACAAAGGGTGATGATTCTGGTAAGCTGTTTGTGGGTAAGAAAATAGGAATGTGCCAACTGAGTAGAACTTGCTCGGTGGGCTTGTTCTACATACAAATGTGGAGCCTTTCACTTCTCTGACGAACAGTATTGCCGATTCGTTAAGGAGGTGGAAGGCTTTTGTTATACCCTGATATGAATTCACAGAAGAAAACACAGCAAACAAGATACCACACAGCATTATATCTGCGCCTGTCCCGTGAGGATGGTGATAAGACAGAGAGCGACAGTATTGCAAACCAGCGTACATTGCTGGAAGCCTATGCCGCAGACCACCCGGAACTGTGCATCGTGGATGAGTTTGTGGACGATGGCTACTCCGGCTCGAACTTTGAACGGCCTGCGTTCCAAAACCTGTTCAGGGAACTGGAACAAGGGACTATCAACTGCATTCTGGTGAAAGATCTGTCCCGCTTTGGACGGAATTACATTGAAGTGGGACGTTATCTGGAACGCATTTTTCCGGTCATGCGGGTTCGGCTGATTGCAGTGACGGACAACTATGACAGTCAATCTGCGTGGAAGACCAGCGATTCCATCATGCTCCCAATGCGGAACCTGCTCAACGATGCGTACTGCCGGGACATTTCCGTCAAAATCAAGAGCCAGCTTGCGGTCAAGCGGAAACGCGGTGATTTTGTGGGAAGTTTTGCAACCTATGGATACCAGAAGGACCCCAGCAATCATACCAAGCTGATCGTGGACGAACTGGCAGCGGAAACAGTGCAAGATATTTTCCGCTGGAAGATCAGTGGCATGAATAATCAAGGCATCGCAGACCGATTGAATGCGAAAAAGGTACCGTCCCCAGCTGCACGAAAGTTGCAGAGCGGTGCAAAGCTGAGCCTGCATTTCCGCAAGAGCGATGAGCCGCCGTGGTCTGCCAAGGCGGTGGACCGCATTTTGCACAACGAGGTCTATACTGGGAAGCTGGTGCAGGGAAAGACAAGGAGACTGGACTATCGCTCCAAAAAGAAAATGAACGTGCCGATGAGGGACTGGGTAATCGTGGACAATACCCATGAAGCAATCATTCCGGCAGAGCAGTTTGAGCTGGTGCGGCGGATTCTGGAAACCGAAACTCGCAGGCCGAACGATGCCGAAACGGTGGCCCTGTTTGCAGGCTTTCTCTACTGTGGGGACTGCGGCAGTCGGCTGGTTCGCAGGTCGGCCAGCTATAAAGGGAAAAAGTACATTTACTACCAGTGCTCCGGCAGCAAACAGAACAAGGGCAGCTGCACGAGCCATAACCTGCGGGATGAAAAGCTCTATAACATTGTGCGGAATGCGCTCCAGATGCAGATCCAGATCGTGATGGAGGAAGCAGAGTTTGTGGAAAGTATCCGGCAGGTCCAGCAGGAACCCTACCGTGTGCGGCGCATAGAACGGCAGATTCGGCAGCTGACTGCAGAAAAGGCCCATACACAGGGCATTAAGGAAAAACTGTACGGGGATTATGCAGACGAAATCCTC